GGGGGGGCAACCTAACCCTCATTCCGTCAATCTGCCGAAGGGCGGTGGCCGTATGATCCTCAATCCGGTCATCGTGGGTGGCAGCAGTGCGGAGCCGGAGGAGACGCCGGATCTGTACATTGAGCTATCCGCCCGTATTATGGCAGCGACACGTTATATTAAAATGAAGAAGCCAAACGGGAATACACAAAGCCTAGAGTTGGGAAGCGCAGTCGATACACGCGTCACATATCACCTATTTGTGTATCAGTACGGGACGTATCAGTTTGAACAGGACAACGGCAAGGAGGAAGGGATCAATACGGGATCAGTCACCTTCACAAAAGGTGGCCCAACCACGCAATCTGTAAGACTGTAAAAGCTGCCCAGAAGGGCGGCGGGAAGGAGTGAAATGGAGGAGTTAACGAGGATCCTGGCGGCGTGCTCACCGGTGCTGGCCCTGGTGGCCGGTTGGGCAGCCGGACAGCTAAGGTCTGTCCACAAAAAGGACCGGGCTATGGAAAACGGAGTGAAGATGCTGCTGCGGGCCAAGCTGATAGACAAATGCCTGCACTACATCGAGAAGGGCAGTGTACCGCCGTTTGCCCTGGAGACCATCAAGGGACTGTATCAGTCCTACCTGGAGCTCGGAGATGGGGACCCGTCGGTGGGTGATCTGGTGGGCCGGGTGGAGCAATTAGAAATTAGAGGAGGGTGAGACTATGGACTTTGGGATTGCGAGCGTGGCGGCCATCACGGTGATCTGCTATCTGATCGGCCAGGTGGTCAAGGCGTCCGGGGTGGACAACAAGTGGATCCCCATCGCCTGCGGCGTGTCCGGCGGACTGCTGGGCGTGGCTTGTATGGCTCTGGCGGTGCCGGATTTCCCGGCCACGGACCCGGTGACCGCCCTGGCGGTGGGCATCGTGAGCGGCTTTGCGGCCACTGGCGTCAACCAGGCGGCCAAGCAGCTGAGCAAGTGAACCTGATAACATGAGAGGAGGAGCGCAAATGAACGCCAACTACATCTATGACATTTTTCAGACCTGTGAGGAACTGGACCTGCCCGACCTGACCATTGCCCTGGCCCGCCACCAGGAGGGCCACCCCATCCCAGAGGGTATGACGGAGCAGGGCATCAACGAGTTCATCGGAGGCCACTACGAGGCCCTGGTGGACGCCTTCGCCGGCCACGACCGGGAGGCGTTCGCCGCAGCTGTGCAGGCTGGCATCCAGGAGGACGAGGAGCACCAGGCCGGCCAGGAGGGCTGAGGCCATGCTGATCTGTATTGATGCGGGTCATTACATCGGGACCCCGGGGAAGCGGTGCCTGAAGGGCATCGACCCCGGGGAGACCCGGGAATGGACCCTGAACAGCCGGGTGGCAGACCGCCTGGAGGCCATCCTGGCGGGGTACGACTGTCAGACCATGCGGGTGGACGACGTGACCGGCGAGCGGGATGTGACCCTGTCCCAGCGGGTGGCGGCAGCCAACCGGGCCCGGGCGGATGTGTATCTGTCCATCCACCACAATGCCGGGATCAACGGCGGCTCCGGCGGCGGCATCGTGGCCTATGTGGCCCCCAGCCATCAGCGGCAGAGCGAGGTGGTGCGGGATGCGGTGTACCGCTATACCGTGGCGGCCACCGGCCTGCGGGGCAACCGGGCGCAGCCTATGGCGGAGCAGAGCCTGTATGTGCTCAACTACACCACCATGCCGGCCACGCTGATCGAGCTGGGGTTTATGGACTCCACCACGGACACGCCCATCATTCTGACAGAGCGGTTTGCCGACGAGGCAGCGGCCGGGCTGGCGGCGGCGCTGGTAGAGGTGTATGACCTCCAGCCCAAGGGCGCCGATCAGGTCCTGATGACTGCCGTGCCGGCAGAGGACCTGACGGTGGAACTGGTGGACCGGCCAAAATCGGAGTGCGGCGACCGCTGCGCCAATGCGGGGTATTTTGCCAACTACTCCGAGAGCGGGGAACCGTTTACCCTGCCCGTGGGGCATCTGGTGGCGGACTACAATGCCTCAGGGAAATGGACGAGGCACTACTGCCAGGAGCGCGGGCGGTTCCAGTGGGACCGGTTCACATTTGACGCTGGCCGGTGGGTCTATGCTAACCCTATGTACGGGAAGGAGATCTCCACCCTGTTGATCTCCGGCGGCAAGGCACGGGTGGAGGAGATCCGGACGGTTCCGGAGGGGACGGACTACGCCGTGTCCGGTATCCCTGTGCTCCGGGACGGGACGGCCTGTACCACCGCCCAGGCCAAGGGGCAGGGCTGGGACACCTCCCCGCTGAGGCCCACCTGGCACACGCTGGTGGGCCTCAAGGGGGACGGCATGGTGTACGTCATGGGCTGGCAGTCCAGGACCGCCAACCTGCTGGACAGCGGCGAGGCCGCCCGGGTGTTCCGGGGGCTGGGCTTTACTGATGTGCTCAAGCTGGACGGCGGCGGGAGTTACTACCAGAGCCGGGACGGGGCGGTCTCCAAGACCGCGGAAAACCGGCGGATCAACAGCGTACTGCGCTGGACGGCGAGAGAGGAGGAGCCGGAGTTGACGGAGGAACAGGCGTGGTTTGACCGGATGATGGAGGACTGGATGGAACGCAGGGCCAAGGAGCCCGCCAGCCAGTGGGCCCAGGCAGGCCTGGAGCAGGCCAAGGCCAAGGGCATCACCGACGGGACCAGGCCGAGAAGCATGGCGACCCGGGAAGAGGTTGCACTGATGGTCAATAAGGCGGTTGAGTAAGATAGAAAGGACGTGACAGTGATGAACGCAAGAGGGAAGATACCAGAATCTCTGAGGTCTCTTTTGCGTTCAGAACTTGAGAAAGCGATTTATGAGGCTGCTTTACACCGGGATGATGACCTGATTGCCCGGAGATATATGATCGACAAGTGGGCGCAGGCTGACATTGCGGCGGAACTTGGGTGGGAACGGTCCACCATATCGCGGCACATCCCACATATTTTTGAAGAGGTAGGTCGAGCTGCGGCAAGAATCACACAAATTGATCACAAGTAACACACTCCCCCTGCTGAAACGCCGCCCAGCAGGGGAATTTTTATGCGACAATATAGCCATGGAGGACGTGGGGATATAGGGTTGGTACACGTCGCCGCCCTCCCCACGATCCTCCTTTGATTTTTGAAAAAGGACGTGTGTGGATATGACCATGATCGAGCGGCTGATTGCCGCAGGAATGACACAGGAGTGCGCCGCTGAGACAGCTATGTGGTTCAAAGCCCAGGGGGATGACGATGGCCTTGAGGCTTATGTGATCGCACTGGAGGCCAGCCATGTGGGTCAGGCATAACGAGAACCCCGACGGGCGAAACGTGGGAGACTGTACCGTGCGGGCCATCTCCACGGCCCTGAAACAGGACTGGGAGACAACGTATGTAGGGCTGTCTCTGCAAGGCTTCCTGATGGGCGATATGCCGTCGGCGAACCATGTTTGGGGCGCATACCTCCGAGAGATGGGCTTCCGGCGGGCCGTTATCCCTGACGAGTGCCCGGACTGTTACACGGTGGCAGATTTCGCCGCAGAGCACCCCAGTGGCACCTATATCCTGTCCCTGTCCGGTCATGTGGTGTGCGTCATGGACGGGGACTATTACGACACCTGGGACTCCGGCGGGG